GCCGTCAACTCCATTGATGACTTTTTACATCACTGAGTTACAATATGCACGAGACCGTGTGCAAGAACCATATTTTGTTGACAAGACCAATGTGCGACAAAGGTATTGGGATGCCGATACACAGACCTACGAGACCACACAAGGCAATGCATTTACTATTGAACGCTTGATGCCTGTGCCGTTTAATCTAGGCATACGGTTGGATCTATGGACTTCTAACACCAACCAAAAGTTCCAAATCCTTGAGCAGATACTCACACTGTTCAATCCTGCGCTGGAAATACAAAGCACAGACAACTACCTGGACTGGACTAGTTTGAGTGTGTGCGAACTTGAAACAGTGACCTGGAGTTCCCGAACCATTCCGCAAGGCACAGAAGATCCCATTGACATTGCATCGTTGACCTTTACTTTGCCCATTTGGATATCGCCACCAGCCAAAGTTAAAAAACTAGGTGTGGTACAAAAAATCATTGCTTCGATGTACGATGCACAGGGCGATTTAAATGAGGCTGTAAACAACAGTGATTTATTGTTGGGCACTAGACAGAAGTTCACACCCTACAACTATCAAGTATTGCTGATTGGAAATCAACTGCAAGTGTTAGAGCCCAGTGCTGTGGTACCTGGTGCAGGAACAATCAATCCCGACACCAGCCCACCCAGCAATGTGATGTGGCACACAGTGACAAACTTGTTTGGCGATTTACAAAACGGTATCAGTCAAGTCAGACTTGACAATCCCTACGATGGTACTATAATAGTAGGTACAGTGGCGTATCATCCTTCAGACGACAGATTTTTACTGTTTACCGTGGATGAAGATACTATTCCACAAAATACTTTACAACCAGTGAATGCTATCGTAGATCCTCAACGCAATGGCCCAGGAGCAGGTCTTCCTGTTGCAACGGCCGGACAACGTTACCTTCTAGTTGGCGACACAGGCACACCAGATTATTCTGCTGGTGCACCAGCCTGGACCGGCATCAACGGCGAAGTCCTATACGCCACTGCCAATGACATCATTGAGTATGATGGTGAAAAATGGAACATTGCGTTCTTGCACACCAATCTCAGTGATGTGCAATATGTTACAAACATCACAACTGGCATACAGTATCGGTGGGCAGACAACATGTGGCTCAAGAGTTACGAAGGATTATATCCCGAAGGAGAATGGAGTTTGGTACTTTGAACGCTGTAGGAGTTTGGTTTTATAGTATATCCACTGATAGATATTTGTATCTGTTGCGCAATGACGATCGTCATCCTGGAACTTGGGGGTTACCTGGTGGTAAAAGTCGCAGAGACGAAACACTGATGGATACCATACAGCGTGAATGCATTGAAGAACTAGGGTTTTGGCCTGAAGAAATCAAACTAGTGCCCATCGAAAAGTTTACTAGCCCCGATGGCAACTTCTGTTATCACACATTCTTTTGCAGTGTTGCTGGAGAGTTTACTCCCATTCTCAACGAAGAACATCAAGGTTGGGCGTGGATTGACTCTAACACCTGGCCAAGACCATTGCATCCAGGCCTATGGTCTACTGTGAACTTTGACGAAGTTAAACAAAAAATGTCAACGGTTCAACAACAGTATCAAACATCACAGTGAAGTATAAACTGTTTGTAGTCTAGCACTTCTGCGTTTTTAAACGATCTCCACTGTGGCCACGGGTCAGCATGATCTGTAACAAAGTAAAACTTAGTGTTAGGATAGGCTTCTAGCACTTGTTTGATGTCAATCAAGTGTTTGTGATCAATGTGATGCTCTTGAGTAGTGCCGTCCACTCCTAATAAAAACACTTCTTTGTGTCCGTCAAATGCGGCAAGATATGCGGCCTGTGCTGGCGGCACCAGTCTAACAGAATATGGAACAAGATAAAATTGTCCCGGCATCCTCAAACAGTTTGTGGTCAGTGTGTATACTACAGAATTTTCATGATAGTTGGCATTGACAATTTCATTAAGAGCTTGAATGTCGTGTTCAATACAAAAGTCCAAGTGTATTTTTTTCCATGTGCCATCACAGCCATAGGTCTGTAATTTCTTTTGACCTAGCAATCCGCCACCATGGTTACGCAATGCAGTTACTACATCATCACGGAGGCTATGACCGTTGCTGATGATTACTGCACGACCCGAAATGTGTTGATTGATTATGGGATTTTCAATGTACTCTTTTTCGGTGAGTTTTTGACCATCTCTATAGAGAATCTTTGTAATGACAAATTCTCCAGCGTAGTCTGCTCTATATCGTTCTTTGTTGATCATAATCTTCCTACCATAATTTCAATGGTACCTTGTGTTTCTACAGTGTGATTTTCTAATGCTTTGCCTATCACGCACCCTGGTATGTAGTTTGTTAGTTTACATGCCACTCCAGGAATCTCGCTACTCATTAACAAGTCTCCTTTATTTATTACTCCAACCACACGGCAAGGTACACGACCCAGCAATGCTACTGCAACCACATGTTCACCTTCCAGTCCACGATTCATCAGCACACCTGGATTCTCTGATACTGTGCCAGCGATTGAAGTTTGTCCACCCATATTGCTTTGTGTGACTTCGTTGTCTCCACCAATAACCAGCACAGTACCAATGGGATAATCAGCGTCAGCCTGATAGCGTTCTGCAACGTCGGCATATTGTGCTGAAGTAGCTTTGACGTGAGCAGTATTAAAATAACTAGACTCAGATCCAATGTTACCTGTACCATTGGCTTGTAAATTTAAAATGTCTCCGCCAAATCCTGAACTGCCGGCAGCTACGTAAAGGGCATATCGATTGGTCAAGGTTGCGTTTGACCCACCAGCTACCGCATTGGCAATATAAAATGTTGCGGCATTGGTCCAGGTTGTGGCTGCACTGGCAGCCAAAGTTGGTTGTTGTATGGCATGTACGGCCACAGTGGCTACTGTGCCAAAACTGGTAGTATCTGTAAACGTTGATGCATCTGACACAATACCAATACCGTTGGTAGCAATACCCGACGCACTGCCATCACCTGTGCGATGTAGTTTACCAAACACAGCAAGACCACCTGAATACAGAGTTGTGATTGTGGCACCGCCAATGTTTCCTCTAATGTTTCCACCCGATGCAATACAAGAAATACTAGAATTTCCGTTGGCAATAGTAGTTGAATCCACAGAACTCCAACGCACTCCACTACTGGTTGATTCTAGATATTGCCCCGAACTGCCGGCACTGCCATTGGCTGTGAGTGTGCCTGTGAGTGCGGCACTGCTCAGTGTTTTATTTGTTAAAGTTTGTGTTTGTGTAAGTCCAACCGTGGGCCATCCGCCTGCAGTGGTACCATCCTGCACACGTAGGGTATAATTTGTGGTATCAATGGTTAGTTCGCCCACCGCTCCGGTGAATGAGTTATTTTGGCTGGAACTACCGCGTCTAAACTGTACTTGGGTTGGCATTCTTTATTCCTCTTGCATATTTATGGTTTAAGTTAGTACTCCAAGATCCGTAGTTTCTAAGCTACCATAAGGATCTTCGTTGTCCCATGTGGTCAGGGGAGCAATAGGAATACCAAAAGAATCTGTGGCTGCTGTGCCCAAATCTCCGTAATCTCCAACGGGGAAATTGCTAGTTCCGGCTGCTCCGTCCACATAGCCCTTGTTTGAGGCGTCACCATCAGCATCTGGACTGGCTAGACCGGTGATTTTTCTACCGCCCATGGATATGGGTGCGCCCATGACTAGGCCTTGAGCTGTTACAGTAGCGATGGTATTACCTGCTACGCTGAACGTCAGCGCAGTGGCGTTGGCCCTTAAACTGACGTTTCCTACAGAGATAGCTGTTGTTGTTACATCAGTTAAACTATATCCGTTGCCTATGAAGTAACTTCCAGAAATATTGCCCACGGCTACTACCTGGCCAGCAGTTGTAAGATTACCCCCTGTGACATTGCCTGTGGCAACTATGGCCGCATTGGCAGATATTCCTGTGGCTGTCAAGTTGCCCATGCTTACATTTGCATAGGTACCTGCAAAGGTATTGGCAGTATCTGTGGCATCTATCAAAAACTGATAGTAATCGTAGTTTGGTCCAGCTAGGCCAAAGAAACCATATTTGTCCTGCGTGGTATAGTAGTGCAGTTTTAGGCCGCGGCTGAATCCATCATTGCTGGTCAGTGGTGCGTTGTTGGCCGGACTTCCTAATTCAATTGTGGGGTCAGATATTATTAAATTATTTTGATTTTGATAGGACACATTACCTGTAACAATTAGGTTGCCCAACACTGATAGATTACCTGTGATGGTGCCTGTTGTGGCTTGCACAAGATTGGCCGCAATAAGATTGCCCGATGACACAGTACCTGGCACGCTCAGACCTCCAGATACAAATGTTGCTATGTTTGGAGACCCGCTAATGGAAACAGTGACATTGCCACCTGCAGATGCAACATTGACTTCACTGTTACCACTGAATATTTTAGTGGTAAAGATACCTGAAGCACAGGCCACATTGCCAAGGAAGTAACTTGCAGAAATATTACCAGATGTAACTATTCCATTGGAAACTAAATTACCCACCGCTGATAAATTATTACCAGAAACAATAACTCCTTCTGACGCACCATAGGTATTAAAAGTTATAGCTGATGCATTGGCAAAATGTATATTGGCAGCA